ATCAGGGAAGTGTCAGTCCGCACTTAGAAGGTCTGGAGCCGGAGCAAACATGATTGATATTTATGTAGTTTCTAAGGCTTCTGATTTGCAATTAGAAAGAGCTTCAATTGTGTATAAGAAAGAGCTGTTAGATTATCTCAATAACTACAAGATGCTCACGGACGAACTAACCATTGTTGATGGGCTTGTTCGAACTATAGATCTAGTAACTACTATCTTTTTGGATAGAGAATTTGAAGTGTTTGAGGAGGAGATAAAAAGAAAAGCCTCAGATAAGATTACAAATTTTTTCCATGTGGATAACCGAGACTTTGGAGAAAGATTCAAGATTTCTGAGTTGTCACGAGACTTATTCTCTATACCTGAAGTACGGTTTGCAAATATTGATAATCTAACGGAGGATATTAAATTGAACTTCAACGAGATTCTTCAACTAAACAACTCTGAAATCAACGTGGAATACGTGTAAGATATGCCTCGCAAGTCAGGATTTGGAAAGAAAGGTACTTCTCAAAAGTATCATCAACATAACTACATTGATGTAGTTCGAAATTCCGTACCTGGTTTATACGAAGATACAGACTATGCAGTTTATGGTAGTGAGGAAGATATCCTCTACAAGGTTTTAGGTAAGATTCTAAAAACTGCTAATGACATTGATACTATTTTTGATGTTAGTGCATATGATACTACTGCCACAAGAAATCATTTTGTAATTAGAAATAATAAAACAAATGTAAAACCTTACATTTTTGAGAAGAAAATTCTAAAAGCTCTAAACGTCTCGTTCTCTGATTATGAGAACGAGGCAGACTTTAAATCTTTTGTATCTGCAACGCTTCTTCCAGCGATAACACTAAACTCTCCTTCCCCAGCATTTGTTTCTGGAGTTGAAGGATTAAATTCTACTGTCAGCTCTGCACCTTTAGTTCATGAGTATCTCATTGATACTCTATCTTGGATGTATTTTATGAATACGTCAGGACCTGCTGGAGGTTATGATCCCTCTACAGGAATAACTGATTTTGTAGTGTCCGGATTATTCAGAGGAAAGACGTATAGAGAGAAAGATGGTATATCAGACCTTTTTGAGTATTTATGGAGAAATAGAGAGGTTACTACAACCTTTACGGATTACCTGCCTACAGATCTTAGAGGTGCAGACTCAACTCTTTCTGCTGGAATTTATACGTCGGGAACACAGCATCTTGACAGGCTGAAGACTCTGATAGGTATTTGGTATAACGAAGAAGATGATGCTTCTACTGAACTTGATGATCATCTAACTACGTTCCTAACCTTAGGAGAATCATCCTTTCCTAGAAAAATGGTTGCTGCTGCCCCATTTTCTAAATTTCTAAAAGCTATTAGTTTTGGATTCTACGATATGAACACTGTTGTAGATGACTTAGGAGACTTATTATCTGTAGAATCATGCCCCCCTCAATTTTTACAGTACTTATCAAGTCTGATTGGGTGGAAACTTCTAACAGGTGATGTGGATAGGTGGAGAGCTCAAATTCGACACGCAATACATCTATACAAAGCAAAAGGTACGAGGAGAAGTCTAGAGGATGCAATTACTTTGCTATTCCCAGAATCAGGATTCAATCCCGCTTCAGGCATAGAAGAAACATGGGAGAGTTTTATTCCTCGGCAAATTTACTACGCTATTGCCACTGAATCTAAAGTTCTAAGAGATCCTAACTATAACCAAGCCAGTGCAACCCTTGTTGGAATTAATAATTTTGATTCTGAAAGTAAAGATATCAACTATAGATTTGCAACGGATTATGTTTTAGACAAGTTGCAAGATGCTACAAGTGCTATTACTATAAATGGAACTGTATTTTCTGCTACTACATGGGATCCAGAGGATCCCTCATTTCTGTTCTCCCATAGAGGCAAACTTGTAAAAGTCCCCCCTTGGGAAAATGAGAGGTTTTATGAAACTACTAAGATTACAAGGGAACAGGCGAGTGTCCTTTCTGGAATTCTAGTAAGAACTAAAGATCAGGGAGGTCTGGAAGTTACGGAGTCAACCGCAAGTGCACTTAGTAATTCTATTATGAATGCGGCATTCGAAAGCCAGTTTATGTCTGGTCAGAATAGAAAATGGAAGTACTACACTAATGCCCTAAGCACCCCCCCAAATTTTGATGATGTTATAGGAAGGGGAGACTCTGAATCTTTGAGTCTCTTCGATTCTTGGAACTCTAAGGGATCAACGGTAATATCCAGAGTTAATGTTAGTTCGTTGGAGTACTTCTTCGACGGTATTTCCTACCCTACGGATAATATCATGGCTTCTCTGATGGATGTTTTCCGTCAATTCTCTCCCTTCCATGTTATAGTTCGAATGTACCTTGACGGGCAATTTGAGGATACTTACCTAGCGGTAGACAATGATGACGGGATTTGTATTGGAGTTGTTTTACCTACAGACGATGACTTTGACCAGTCGGTTGCTGTAAATTATATTTCCGCAGGTGTAGTTGCATCGGGAGATGTATCAGCAGGATTTTCTGCCGTATCGTATAGTAATGTCCCACGCACGTCAGCACGTAGAAGAAATTTACGCAACAATCTTCCTGCCCCGCTGTACACTAGAAATGGGCAATCAATGCCAATCTCCTATTCTTTCGCTGGAACCTCTGGACTAAACCCTGCTGTTCCAGGAATGATTTCTCTTGAGTATATTCCTCTAGGGTATAATTTCTCTTCTAGTCAATTCTTTTCCACGAAAGGGGCTGCTTCCGCGGTATATGATGCTTCTAATGGCGTTGCACTTTCAGGTTTGGTTGTCAAAAATCCAGGCCAAAATAGTTGGAACAGGAATAACGACAGATCTCAATTTGTTGATATAGACGCCAGATTTTATGGAATAGACGTATCTTCTACTTTCCCGTGTAGGGCTATTTTCAAAACGGACTGTAAAGCAGCAATTACTAGAGATGATATTCATCGCATGAGAAAATCGATCATAGGTAGAACTATTAGAGATTCAGAAAGAAGAGACGAGACGGTATCTTTAGGAGAACCCTTATTTAGAAATTTTGCATTTTCAACTAAAATGCACAGGGGTTACTATGATTATGTTAGAAAATTTTCTAGCTCTTTAACAACTAGAGAACTGTATACAAATACCCTTAATTTCGAAGATCGAACATATCTCGACGGAGGTCCAGGATTTCTCGATCACGCATATGGACCCCTAGTCTGGAACGGGAATTTCTTGTCGTTTGATAGGCTTGCTAGTAAAAACGCAACTCTTCTTGGGTTGGAGTCTGGAATTAATAGCACTAAAATTTCATCTCACCCTCAATGGGCACACGTTGCATCTGCTCCTTGGAGTAGTGATTTATCTTACGTCGCTTCAGGCAATGAGGTTATTCTAGCCTCAGATCCTGTAATTACACAAACTTCTCTTGAGACGTATGCAGATGATCTTTCTACTTGGGATATGGGTCTAACGAATCCCAATTACCAAAGTCTCAATAGCCTTATTGATTATGTTTCGGTTGTTGCTAGAGCTAACCCTACCACTGAGTTTTCACATGGTCCTTTTGCCGTGTACAACTCTGCTAATTCTTCTGGAAATTCTTTCAATGGTTTAGATCCCGAAAGCAATAATTTATTTCTTTCTAAAGGAGGTAGTATTTCCCTGTACTCAGATACTAGACACGAAGGAGAAAAAGGAAAAGATGTTTTATTTCTAAGATGGTCGTTGGATAAAGGGAAAAGCCTTACAAAAAATCCCGACTTCTCTTACGCCGTAGGAGATCCGAGTAGTGTTATATTTCCACTGTCCTCTGTGTCAAATTGGGGTTTGTATGATTACACATCCTCTGAGTCGTGGAACCAAGGTACCGGACTTTCTGAAGGTGGAATTTCTGTTTGCTCAATTGGCACAGATCCTGTTACGCAGAATAAGATTATCGTTGCTACCGTATCTGGGGAAGGTGTGTGGGGAGACTCGGACTCAGCTGCTATCAAGCAAAGTAATATCGTTGGAGTTAAACCTGGAAAGACATATCAGATAAATTACTCTTTGAAATCAGATAATGTTACCTGTAGTGGCGTAAGGGTTATTTTTAGAAATGACACTCAGAATAAACTTGCCCACTACGACGGTAAGTGGGGAGATGTCACTGCTAGTGCCTTATGTGCATCTGCAGGATTCAATTTCTTTAGTTCTGGAATCATAGAGGTTACTCCCAGCTCTGTGTTCAATGAGGGTGATTCTTACAGTATTACTTTACTTCCTCATGGACCTTCGACGGGAGCACCAAATTGGACTACTGTAACCAACAATGTTTCGATAGAACGACTTTCTATCACATCGTCTGGAACCGTTCGGGATAATTTTTTAGTTCCCGAACACGATTACTCTCTTACTGTAAGAGCTCAAGAGGGAATGCAGGATACAACAACCTCTGTGCCGGATATGCAACTAGGCGTGAGAGTAGTCACCGATCCACTTCCGTTCCTGAAGGGTACAGACTATGGAGACGGTAAGAAGTATTACTTCGATTTTGATAGTCAAAATTGGGAAGTATTTGACGGAACAACAGGTTTTTATGGGTGGCGTTTTATTGACCTGTCTGGTTTTACAGTGGAAAACGACGGACCATGGAAAACCAAAACCCTAAATTTCAATACTAAAAATTATAGAAGTCCTTACTCTGCAAAGGATAATCTTTTTAGACGTTTAGGTCGTAAATTACATGGTATAGATACTCCTTATCATGTAGAAGTTTGCAATTCTAATAATGTTGGAGGTTTCATTATTTTAGACGAAGTTTCTATTATTGATGACTCTTATAGGTATCAAATGTCAGATTTTACCTTGGAAGAGGCAAGAAGTATTTTTTCTCAATTCGATGTAGCGAACGATGGAAAATCTTCTAGAGATCATACCGATTCTTCTGGATACTATCTAACGAGTGGAGGGTCTAGAGATTATTATATCGAGGCTTCCTCCGCAGGAACTAATACATCGTCCATACTTGGCGGAGTATCTGGGGTTATTTTTGAGTTTAGTGACGATTAATGGAAGGCTTCATCGAAATCTATAAAGAGGGAGAATCAGGAAAAGAGCTCCTATTTGAGGACCATAATATGATTGTAGATGGTGCCAAAGAGCATATTGTAAATATGCTAACTCTTCCTACATCCCCTTCCGCTGTATCCTCTATCGCCACACATCGATTTGATGCGTCTAATTTTGATATCAAAGCTATTACTTTAGGACCCCCGGCTAAATCCTTTGATTATAGGGATTCTAGATTCTACCCTGCTAACGCATGGGGAATGTTAGATTCTGAGTCTCGTACTTCCATACACCACCTACAACCTTACACCACTAATTGGAATTTTTCTGGGTATTCTCCCAATCTTCTTGTGTCAGGTGCCGAAGCAAGGGTTCTTACAGATAGAAATTTCAAAGAGTCTTTAGTTTCTGGAGGTACTGACTGGACATTTACAACCCTAAAAGGAGACCCTACAATATCCTATGATTCTGGATTAGTATTCAAATCCTCTCAGCCAGATGAACAAGTAAAAATATCTCAGTCTGTATCCCTAAAAGTAAATACTAATTATAGATTTTTGGTTCGAGGCTCAGGTACGGACCCTATAGAACTAAGACTTTCCAGACGAGGAAGTACTACGTACTCTCAAGGAGCAATAGAGCATTTTGATTTTGATAAGAAGAGATTTCAGTTCGTAAAAGAATACACCACCATAGCTCCAGTCAATAGAATAAATCTAGGTAAGGATTCAAAAGAATTTGCCGTAGAGTTTAGAATTCCAGAATATAATACGGATATTGATTCTAGAGGTCTCACTTTTGAATACACATTAGATCTTTTACTTCCTAGATTTTCAGATGATGTATTTTCTGAGCTAAAGATTGAACATGTAGAGCTTATAGATTTAGATCTTGAAATTTTTTCAAATAACGATTTCAAATTACGCGAGTCTCTTCTAATAAATTCTGATTTTAGAAGACAAAATGTTCATTCATACGAACAAGGAAGATTGTTAGGACTTGGAAGTTTTGAAGGCTGGACTTCCCACTCCTACCTAAGTACTGAGTCTGAAAATATCTTAGACGATTTTAACGTAACCGGAAGTGTTAGGTTTATAGCCTCGGCGGATGCTCAGATTTCTGATGAGCCGGAAGAAGGGTATATTGCTTTGAAAGCCTCTAAACCTGGGTGGGATACCGCAGACACCCCTAACCTTACAGCAATGGTTACCCAAGAAATAATCCTTCCAGGATCATTAGCATCCTACGGTGGTGAGGGAAGTAATGACTCTAAACAGTTATTCCTGAACTTTTGGTCGAGAAGCCCTTCTAGCCCACTTCCAGATGAAGCACAAATAACTCTTCGAAATCTAACAAAAGGCCTGTACTATCAATTCCCTTTTGGGAGTGAGCAACCTGAAACAGATGATAGGTGGAATGGTTCTAAAGAGAAGCAGCTCGTACAAGCAACTGCAGGATGGACATTTTCAAGTATACCAGTATACATCCCTTCAGATTTCAATGATGGGGATGTTATAGAACTTAACATTGCTGGAGATGGAAAATCTAACGTATTTGCTGAGTATTTCTTCAAAGGAATTTCTCTAGGTCCAATTCCTGGGTGGGATTATACCTATGCACAAGACTCCTCCGTTATGCGGCTTGTTGATCCCGCTTCTGGAGGGGGAATTTTTATCAATGAAGCCTCTGATCTTACTTGGCCCGAAAGTAATACTAACGTGGGGAAGACCTTCTCTGATATAGACGTAGGCAAAGTGTATCACGTGCTGGTCAAGTATAGTACAGATGCAACAGAAACTACTCGTGCCGGACAATTACATCTGTGGGGTGAACAAACACAAGATTTTCACGACTTCAATAATAACGGTGGAGGGCATTGGCATGCCTTCAGTGGAACACCTGCAGCCTATTTCTCTGGAACTAACGGGAGTATCGTGACTTCTTCTCTCGGACCTGTATGGGGATTTCCAGAGGGAGATAATTCTTACAGGCTAAAGATCGGAGTAGTGCCAGGAGTTGTTACAATACATGATGTAAAACTTGTGGATTCCGCAACTATGCTGGATTCAAGTTATCCTGATTTAGATTTGCGTGATTCTAGAACTTCGGAAACCGACGCTTGGATCGGTGACCATCTTATCAAACATGTAAAAAATAGATGGGTGATGTATAATGCAGGCACCACTCGGGATAACGCTAGTATTCAGATAAGAGATAAGTTTGTAGATTTTACTTATAGGGAAAGTGACGGGAGTCCTAGAAGTCTTTATTACGGAATACAGCACAAGGATTTAAATTTATCTAAAGGTGATGCGGTTACTTTTTCATTTGATCATTACGAATCGGACATTAGTACTTTAGCATTCAAAGTATCTCTTTTGGATGATGAGACTGTTACTAATGGAACTGCTCACTTGGACTCTCAAAAGGCCTATGATTTTTCCACCAAAACATGGAGAACCGTGGAGGAATATGGTAGTGATTCGGAGTTGGAGGAGACAGTAACCCAAAACACTACGAGTTCAACCTATCCATTTCGAAATTATCTGTCGGGTGAAGTTATCGTTCCAGATCCTAGTGGTGTAAGTGATTCTTCTTGGTGGGTTTTTCAAATCAAACCTACTGCCAATGCTGATGATGCTAATTTCAAACTTGCAGACTTTAGATACTATAAAACAGTAGCTGCAGAAGATGTGAGTGGCTTTCTTCCAGAGAGAGCTAATCCTACGGATAAAACCTTACAAACTTCTGGTGCTGGAACTGCAAGGCTAGGACATAATCTTAATTTTATTGAGTTCTCTGGAACCCAAGACTCCTCATCATTATCGGACGAACAGATTCTTCAACATGGTTGCTATCTTCCTGGAAGCGGAATTTTCATGGCATCCTCTTCTTTTGGAGCTCCGGATTCACCCGGAATTCCAAATAATTTTTCAGGTACTCTTAGTGGAACTTTGAATAGGGTAAGCGTTATCAATAGTGATGGTTTTATATTGGAGAATCCTAGAGCAAGATCTACGCAAAGACTTCTTGATTCAAGCGCAGGATTTATAGTTTCTTCTACGCCTATCGAAACAGTATCTGCTATGCCTGAAGCAGGATGGGTTTCTGGAAATGGTAGAGAAGTACAATACAGATTATCTTTGATGGCAAATGAATTTAAATTTCTGGATTATTACTACGGAGGACTTGGTTCCATAGGTTTATGGACTTTGGATTATGAAAAGACTGCGAAGAAACTTGGTGATGAGTTTGGGAACCCTCCGTTCTGGGTTTCATCGTCGGGTACTCCGTATACGACGAGTCTATATAACTTATCAGATACAACCCAAAACCCAGTGTTTAAGTTATTCGCTAAAAAAATATTTTTTCCGGGATCAATAAAGATACCAGAGAATACAAATTATAATGATTATATAACTATAGTATGGGGAATTAAATTCTAATGAGCTCTAAATCACTTGTAGAAACTCTCAAGCCGCAAGGACATCTTGAGATTATCAAAACGTACCTAGATGGTACAAAGGAAGTTGTATTTTCTGACCACAACGTTATTACTGTTGGGTTGGGTGTAACTCTCGCCACGCTGTTTGGTAATCTTAGCCCTGGCACGAGTATAGAAAAGTATCAGATTAAGTATTTTCAACTTGGAACCGCAGGTTCTGTAAGCTATTCCTCCTCCGCTCTTACGCAACTAGAAACGCAGTTCACGCAGAGTGACTACGGAAACACCCCTCTTGGGCTACGCTCTCATTACAATACTGACGGGTCTGGGGGAACAACCACTCAAACTTTTGCAGAGCTAGGTCCCGAAGCTATAACAAAAGTTTCTACAGATCAGATAACTTACATTATTGATTTAGATACTGATACTGGAAATGGAAAAAGTGTAACCGAGATTGGATTATTTGCAAGTGATCCTCTAGACCTTGAAACTTCAGTGGGTACAAAAGGATCTCTTCTATGTGCATACAGATATTTTCCCGCAATTTCAAAAACTACCACTTTTGCTCTAACCTTTAAATGGACAATAACTTTCTGATATGACTACTAACTCTTGTTCCGGCGGGTACGACACTCTAAACTTTGGGTTTGGGGATGTTTATAAATTCGATGCTGATTCTTTTTACAACTGGGAAACCGATAATCTTCCTATTGAAGATCTTGAATCTCGTACAAACTACTTACTTCAAGCCGCAGGAGGAACTTCTAGCATTACAGGTGCTACATTAGTACTATCCTCCACTGCAGACCCCGACTCTAGCGTATACGATAGCATTCAAAATATCGTGGATCGCATACCAAAAAGACTTACATTTCCACTTCTTGTTGAGATTTGTTCATATGGAGAGCTGGGGGCTCTAGACCTTCATGGAATTCAATGTGAAGGCGATGGTCAGTTGGAGATTATAAATAGGAATTTCGGACAAGCTTGGCCTGACAACTATAGAAATAATGTTTTGGTGGGTGACGCTTCTGTTCGTCAAGCTAGTACAGGAATTCTTTCTGCTAGTTCTCAAATTCAAGGGTTTGTTGCTCCGAAACTATTTTCCGATATACAGGATGCATCTTCTACTAGAATCGCTACCAATTGTTTCACTTCTGGAACTGGAGGCTGGAACGATAAAGGAAAAGTTTTAGCTAGCCTTACCACGGATTCCTCTGCACTGCCTATAGACACAACTTTCTCTGTTGTAAGTGGTGCTGGTTTTATCTCCACTGCGCTTGGAGTTTTTCCAGGAACATTCAATCTTGCCGAGTATGCTTCCCAAATTGACCCTACCACTTTGGGTAATGATGTTTCAGCACATTCAACGCCATCAGGCACAACATTTCAGCTTCTATCTGACCTACAGACAAAGTTTACTTATGGACTTCCACTAGGTGTTCATGCTTATGGAAATAGTTTCTCTAAAGTATCGGTAAAGAACTGTGGGGGAACCCCCATCAAACTTACAGGCATATTGGCGGACGGAGCTACAGGAAGTGGAGTCAATACCTTTGAACACACATCCTATGCAGGGTTTGAATTTGAAAATTCCAGGGTAGATTTGGAAAGTTGTGGTTCGGTTAGAAATAAACTTTTCGGATTCAAAGCCTTAAACTCAGATCTTTTTGTACGAGAGGGAATGATTGCATATAGGAATTACCCTACATCCGGAATAGTTCGAGGGGATTCTAGTGTTTACCATTCTGAAGATCATATCGATTCCTTTGTTTCTGGAGTAGGACTGTATTTGAGTAATTCTAGAATCGTGTTCGACACTTCTTCAGACATTGCAAACTCTCCCCATTCAAGCCCTGGACATAAGCATTACGAGTTTGCTCGTTCAGGATACGGAATCCTAATGGAGAACTCTACACTTGCTGGAGGAGTAGGAGGACATACTAACACTGCAGCTAACCAAGGAGGGTTTAAGGGGACTACTTCTCCTTTAGGAGCTGGCATCAATGCACGTGACCATCAAACCACTTTTATCCAAGCCCATAACAACGCCAAGGCTGGGATAAAATTAGTGGATTCTAATTTCGAATATAATGGAATACCAAAAGTATATTTGAATGCAGGTCCAGGACTGGTTGCCGAAAACTCTAATCTTAAGTGTATTGGGTTACATGCTAGAGTAAATCAAGAAGAAGGCGTTTTACTTAAAAACTCAAATTGGGAGTATGCCTATGGAGCTGAAAAGTATAGAGCTGGGTATCGACCTGCAGCGAATATCCATCATCAAGTATCTTTCCAA